CGACGTCCTTCCAAGACTGTCTCCAGAAGCACGAAACTGTATTACAATTGAAAATGACGAAATGTCCTGGGGCATCGACGCCAGTTTGGAACTTGCCGAACACGTCGCACTCGTGCTTGACATACACCATCACTGGGTCGCTAGTGGAGAATACATACTACCCACCGACGATAGATTTCTACGCATAGTAGACAGTTGGCGTGGTGTGCGTCCCGTTATTCATTACTCAGTTTCAAGAGAGGATTACCTTGTAGACTTTGACCCTACAGTATTACCTAATAGAGATTTATTACTAGAACAAGGCTACAAAAAAGCAAAACTTCGTGCCCACAGTGATTATATGTGGAATTCAGCAGTTAATGATTGGGCATTATCATTCCGTGATCATGCAGACATTATGGTAGAGAGCAAGGCTAAGAATTTGGCTAGTATTGCATTGTACAAGCATCAAGTAAATAAAAACGGTGTAAATCAGCCGGATTTAACATCGAAAGAACTACTACCAGCATAACTATTTTAACACATAAGGAGAATAACAGTGTTTAATTGGATTAAGAATCTCTTCGGAGCACAAGAACAGAAACCTACAAAACTTTCTGATCATGTACCCGAAAAGAAAAAACCAACCGTAAAAGCACCTACAAAAGCAGAACTTAAGAAGTTAACTAAATCTGCTTTAGAAGCAAAAGGTCGCGACTACGGTCTTGAATTGGACAAAAGACTTACTAAGGACAAGTTAGTTGACCAATTATTCAAGCATATTAAATCATTATAAAGGAGAGTAGTATGTTACAAAAATGGATTAACGCTCGTTTAAAAGAGCGTACAACACTAGATGGTGCAGTATTAGTTGCCGCAGGTGTTACATTTCTAATTTTTAAACCTATTGCGGCATTATTCGCATACGGTGCTATTGCCTATGGCGCTTGGACTATCTGGAAGTCTGAGTAATTTCATCAATAGTTAATAAACTATCCACGGTAGTGTTCAGTCTGCGTCTTTGCTCTACGCCTTTTCTTTGTGCGAAGCGTTTAGGATCGCAGGCTGGACATACGTGATTATAAGAATTATCTAGTCTTTTAGGATCTACTTGTCCTTTGTCACGTTTGAATTCTTCGTGACACTCATCACATTCAAATATAACAACTGTTTTAACTCGTTTGTACGGGTGTGCTTTTCCCTTCTTGGAACGTCTTACGTACCATTTAACTTCGTGTTCAGTTCTCTTAAACATACAAATATTTATGCTAATTACATTCGGATTATAAACTATAGTATAAATACTATAGAAGAACAAAACCTTAAAGGTTAAATTATTTGGATTAGGGGTTATTATGCCAAAGCAAACGATTAATATTGGTGTTGAAGGTAACGACGGAACTGGTGATAGTATCCGCGATGCGTTCGGCAAAACTAATGAAAACTTTTCAGAACTTTATGCTGTATTTGGACAAGGCGGAACCATTCGTTTTACAGCACTTTCTGATACGCCAGACGATCTAGGTTCAAACAAAATTGTAGTATCAAACGATACTGGAGCAGAACTACTAATGAAAAATGTAGTAGGCGGTCCTGGTATTTTAATTGATAACACTGATCCAGACGAACTAGTTATTACAAACAGTGGCGGTAGAATTAACCAAGATTTACAACCCCAAATTGGTGGATTCTTAGACGGCTCTGGCAACTACACACTAGGTAATATTGGTCCTATTTCAGATCAAGCGGCAGTTGATTTTAACACTACACATAGTACAGCAATTACAGTACACGATCTTGTTGCAGATAAGAAATACAACGATATGTCTTATCAGAAGAAAGGTGTAGCAAATAGAATGAGAGCAGAACCTGTAGATGCTTCAGGTTATACTTTCACAGTTGGTAGTTTTACTAATGGCAATCTTATTGTTGCTAATCACGGTTTTGATCATAATGTCAACGGTACTCCTTGGAAGTACACAAACGATGGCACAGATCCTATTAATATGAACAGTGGCGACACTTACTACGTAAGATACGTAAGTGCTAGCCAGTTAAGTATTCATCCGTCAGCAGGTGATGCTATTTCAAATACTAATAAGATTTCAGCGAACGGTGGGGTTTCAGGTAATCCAGGCGGCACACATACTATTACAGACGGTGACTATGATAACGCTCTTTACGGAACTTATCTAAGCACAGAGGCAATGCCAAGAAGTGCTACAGTACGTAGACAAGGCGATGACATGGAAGGTCCTTTATATCTACATGATCACCCAGGTAACTTGGCAGGCAGTGGTACACCAAATGATGTAGATGATTTACAAGCGGCTACAAAGTTTTATGTTGACAACTCAAGTTTTACATCTGTTGTTGATTTATATGTTAGAACAAACGGTGACGACACACAAGCATTTTCACCGGTAGGCAAAGAAGGTCGTTCATTACAATTTGCTTATAAGACAATTGGTAAGGCTTGTGAAAAAGCAGAAGAAATTATTGAATGTTCACCATTAGAGCCAGGTGCATATATTCAGACTGTTACCTACAATGATGGAGAAGGCGAATCTGTACTTAATAGTCAGAACGTTACTTCGGCACACACAGATGGTATTCCTGCTAAAAATTTATTATTAGCAAACAAAGTATTCATTCAAAAAGAAATCGTTGCATACATTAATGCAACATATCCAAACTTCCAATACAACCAAGCAACGTGTGAACGTGACATGGGTTACATTGTTGAAGCACTTGCTATTGATATTGAAAACGGACTTAATGCTAACTTCCAATCAATTCAAGTTGGTAAGAGATATTTCCAAAACGTTTCGGCGCAAATTGCTAGAACAACACAATTAACTGAAACACTTGCAGGTATTAACTACGGTAAGGCACTTATTAACATTATCCTACAAAACGGAACTGTTACTCCTGTAAGAAATACATCAGGTATTTCACAAACAATTGACGTTGCAGAAATTGTAACATCAACTGTAAGAAATGCTGTACTTGCTAAAATTGACGTATCAACTAACATTATCGAAAATGGGTTAGGAGTATTAGATACAACAGCACTAGTTGAAGGTTCAACTGTAACCCTAGTTATTTCTAACGGCGGTCAAGGTTATGTTGATCAAGGCGCTCCAAACAATGTTGATATTTTACCAGGTAAAATTATTAGAGGTAAAACAACAGGTGCATTAGGTCGTATTGTAAAATATACTAGAGGTGCTAACGAAGATACACTAAGAGTTTTCTTAATTGAACCTAAACAGTTTGCATTACAAGAAAAATTAGAGTTTGGTAACTTTACTAGAACACAACAGATTTGTATTCACGTAGAGTCTGGAACATTCTACGAAGATTATCCAATCAAACTTCCTGCAAACGTATCTATTAAAGGTACAGACTTTAGACGTTGTATTATGCGTCCAAAGAACAGAGGTTCGCAGTCTAAATGGATTAACACATATTTTTATCGTGACGCAAACTTTGATGGATTGGATCTAATTCCAACATACAATCCAGATGCTTATTATTTGATTCAAGCAAACAGAGAATTTATTAAAGACGAAACTATTGGTTATATCACAAATCAAATTGCAAATGCTACTCCGGGTAGTATTTGGGAGAACTTTACATATAACGAAGCAAAGTGTGAGCGTGATACAGGTCTTATTATTGATGCTGTTAGCCACGACTTGAAATACAAAGGTAATGCTAAAACCTACGAAGCGGCGGCGAAATACTATGTGGGTACACAAAGTTTAATTAATGGTCAAGAAGCACAAACTGCTTTGGCAAATACATTTACAAGAGATTTAATTGTAGACACAATTTTACCTCAAGCGTCTTATACTCCGTTCCAGTCAATTACAACACAAGTTACAGATGCAAATTACATTGCTGAAAGCGGAACAACTACTCGTATTACAAGTTTGATGGACAGCCTTATTGATGTTATTACTAACGGTTTGGCTAATCTTCCAGACTTACTTGATCCACGTTATGGATATCACTACACTGAAGATCCTACTAAACCGGTTAACTTAGGTGTCAACGGTATTGACAATCCTGGAGAATTCCCAGGGGCGGCAGATCTACTTAAACTTAACAAAGAGTTTATTACACAAGAATTAATTGAATACATCAACGAAACGTATTCTACATTTACATACGATCAAAATAAGTGTGAGCGTGATACAGGTTTAATACTTGATGCTGTAAGTTTAGACGTAGCATTAGGAACTAACTATAACACTGTTACAGCAGGTAAAGCATATCAACGTGCCAACACAGCATACTTGCAAAGCAATCAGTTAACATATACTGTTGGTGCTATTCAAGATGCTAGAGATGAAGTACTTGCTCTAACTGATGTGGCTTCTGATCCAACAGCAGTTACTCGTGTTACTGTAGGTATGAATGAAGTTGTTGACATTTTACAAAACGGACTTGGAAATGCAGATCCAATTACATATCCTGTACCAAGTGTGTTACCAACTACAGACGCAGACGATGCGGCACTACACTTACAAGCAAACAGAGATTTTATTAGACAAGAAGCACTTGCTTATATTTCAGTAAACTTCCCAGCACACAGTTATGACTCTGCTAAATGTTCACGTGATGTTGGATACTTAGTAGACGCATTAACACATGACGTTTTATACGGTGGCAACTATGCTACCCGCAAGGTTGCTGAATCATATTTTGTTGGTGCGGCAAGTCAACTAGGTGCAGGCGAAGGCGCAATTACTGTTTCTACTTACAATCACTTAGCAAACGTAATGGGCATTATTGTAACAGGTCTAACAGTTACTCCGACAGCAGGTAATACAGAAACACAAGACACTTCAAATCCTGCGGCAGGTGCTCCGGAATCAAATGCTATTAATACTCTTGTACAGATTGTAGAAGATGTTATCACTATTGGCAACTTAAACAGTTTAGCGGCAGAAGTACTTCCTAGTGTTACTTGGGCAACACAAGCATTACAAGATGCTCGTTCAAATATTATCGGACGTAGAGCAGACATTATTACAAGTACTATTGCTTATGTTGACAGTCAAGTGTTCAGTTACAATGAAGCAAAATGTGCCAGAGATACTAGACTTATCATTGATGGTTTAGTTGCTGACTTAGTAAATGGTGGTAGAGTTGAAACTCTAGCAAACCAAACTGCTTACTACACAGGTGCTGTAAGCGGACAAGAAAGTCAAACAGCAGATGCTATTAATTACATTAAAACAATTGGTGCGGCTGTTTTAAGCAAAACACCATTTGCAGATAGTAGACAATCTGCAGTTCCACAAAATACTACAACAAGCAGTACAGCAGAAACGTTTGCACAAATACACATGGAAAACTTAGTTGACTGTGTTAAATTTGCTTTTGACGCAAACTACAATCCACCTAAGAACAACCAAGATATTGATGTGTTCATGATGAACGATTCAAACAGAATTATGAACGTAACAATGCAAGGTCACGGTGGCTTTGCTCAGGTACTTGACCCAGATGGACAAATCTTAATTAAATCTCCATATGTACAGGTTTGTGGTACATTTAGTAAGAGTGTAAACAAACAAGCATTTAGAGGCGGTATGTACATTGATGCATTTACCGCTAACACTACAATGACTGTTATTTCAAAAGACGATCCATTTACACTTAACGTATCAAGTGGTGTAGGCAGTGGTTTAAGAAAACGTAGACCAGAAACACCATGTCCGTTTTATATTCAAGGTGTGCGTTATCAAGTTGATGCTGTTACAAACTATGACCAAGCGGCAGGTACTGCAACACTATTCCTAAATCCAACATCAGGTGACGGTGCAGGATTTACTTTTGCAGACTTTACAGATATTGTATTACAAACTGCTGGTAACACTTCAATGTTGGCAAACGACTATACACAGGTTAACGATTTAGGCTATGGTATTGTTGTTAACAACGGCGCACTAACAGAGCAAGTATCAACATTTACATACTACTGTCATGCGGCATATATGGCAAACAATGGTTCGCAGATTAGATCACTAAACGGTTCTAACTCAAATGGTAACTATGGTTTGGTTGCGGCAGGATCGGATCCAAACGAAGTTATTGATCAGATTACATTATTCCAACCAATGGTGCAGGTTGCTCGTGTTTACGATGACGGAGTTTTATACCTAAACGAAGAAGGTAAGAATACTGTTTACGTTTATGATTTAGATTTTATTCCTACTAACATTTCAGAACTAGAAGTTGATCACGGCGGTACAACAGGTCTTGTTCGTTATGAAGTAGCAAGTATTCAAAGAACCGATGCGGCAGATGTAGTAGGTGCTTCACGTGATGGAGAAATATTTAAATTAAACATTACAGGTAATGACGGGTTAACTGCGGCACTTTCTAATAATCAAAAGGTACAAATTAGATCATTACAAAACTTTATCTTTAGTGATCTAAAACAAACTGCTGTTATTAGGCCTTCAACTGCTATTGTGTTTGACGAACAAGATGATTACACATATAGAACAATCGCATTTGGTAGTGCAAACGCTGTTGGTGATGCATTACCAACTCCTAGTTCACAAAGTTTAATTACATTTGATTCTAACTATGATTATGTTAGAATGGTTATTGACCAAGCCAATGTTGCAGGTACAACTTATGCAGGAACAGGTACTACACAAGGTGCTACTGCTGGTGACGTTAATATTGCTATTGAGTCTCTTTCAGAACAAACAGAAATTAATCGACTAAACAATGGAGATATGATTTTTGCTTGGGAAGGCAAAGTACATAGAATTTTAAGTTACTCACAAAAATCAGGTTTCGGTATTATTAACATTGAAGATGTCAATAGCATTAACGATGCGGCACTAGGTGATGCTGTTGTTGCAAGTGGTATTCAATCCACAATGCAAAATGCTACAAACGCTATTAACATAAGAGCAGGTTTGAACTCAGGCGAGAATGCAGGCTTAACTGTTAATATTTCAGTATGTAGAGCAACTGGACATGACTTTAATGATATTGGTTCGGGTGGTTTCAATAGTTCAAACTATCCAGGTAAAATTTATGGTGCTCCACAAGAGCCAGTACAAGCACACGAAGTACAAGAACGTGATAAAGGGCGGGTGTTCTACGTATCAACCGACCAAGATGGTTTCTTCCGTGTAGGTAGATTCTTTACAGTTGACCAAGGTACAGGTCGAGTTACATTTGCGGCTTCAATTGCATTGAGTAACCTAGATGGTATTGGTTTCAAACGTGGTGTTGTTATTACTGAATTCTCAAGTGATGATGCTATGACAGATAATGCTGTTGACTCAGCACCGACTGAATCAGCAGTACGAGGTTACTTTAATAGACGTACCCACATTGATGAAACTTCACAGTTAGTTGATAATCCAATCGGTCCAGGCTTTATTGCTAGAGACGGTTCAACATCAATGACTGATAACTTGAACATGGCAACTAACCAAATTACATCACTAGGTGATCCAGGTGCAGAGTTTGATGCTACAAACAAACGTTATGTAGATGGTAGAACTCCATTTGGTAACTCACTAATGTATGGTACTGGTGCCAATGGTGGCAGAAATGCAAACGACATTATTGTATGGACTGGCACAGAATGGGATACTGCTACACCAACAGGATATTTTGAGTTTACTTATAATGCTG